TGTTTACTTCTGCTATTAACATATCACCTATTTGGACTGCTTCTGTATAAAAATTACCTGCTACAGTTACAGTGTAAGTATATCCTACTAATATTCCAGAAGGAGTAGTATCTAGATTTGGAACATTTGTAGAAGCATTATATCCTCCTATGTATTTTAAAGCTCCTGCTACAGAACTATTAACATAATTTCTAACTTCAATTAGTGCATTTTGCACATTAGTTGAAGTATAATCATTACCTGATGAATTAAATGGAACTTCTGATGCATTTTGATCTGCTGTAGCTCCTGCTTCAATTCCATCTAATTTAGATTTATCAGAGGGACTCATTAAACCTACTAAGGTTGTTGTAGCTATTGGTAGTATCGCATCTGTACCAGTATCTGAAAATACAGTTAAAGTAGTTCCATTTCTTGTAAAACTCAAATTTGTAGAACCTGATTCACCTAAATCCAACCATGTTGAAGATAATCTTATATACAAGGTTTGTTCTGTTGAGTTATAATATATTTGTCCTTCTGATGGAGAAGATGGTGCAGTTGCTAAAACTTGTATTACTGCATTTAATAATTGATTCTTTACTAAGTCTATATCTATTAAATAATCTTTTTTTGCCATTTTGTTTAATTTAAATATGCTTTACCTGAAAATGAAGCACTAAATGTTATTATTGTGTTATTATTATCTGTATGTTTTATATTTCCTTCTACTTCATCTCCACTAGAACTTACTATAGAAACTGAAGGGAATTTTGATAAATTATGATTAATACTCCAAACTGTTGCAGGTGTATTTTGTGTAAATTCAAAACTTTTATCATTGCCAATTATATCTACATATTCATGTGTTAATTCGTCTTCAGAAACGACTATATATTTACCTGCTTGTCCAACCTTACTATTAGGAGTATCACCTAACTCATCATAAGTTAGTGTTCCTGATGCACATTTAGTTCCATCATTATCTCTTTCTACTGTAAAGCTAAATGTATCAATAGTTTCCGATGTAGTTCCATTTACTACATTTACGTCACAACTATAAAATACACCTGGATTTCCAGAATTTTCTATTGAAAATGAAAATGTAAGAGATGTATCAAAAACAATTACCTGAGGTGATACTAATGGAGATGTAACTCCATTTAATGTGTATGTAGCATTGTCATAATCACCTATTAAAGTAACAGTTATTGATTCTCCCGCTAATGCTTCTACATTATACTTGTATATTGTAGCACATTCAGTGCTAGTTTCATTAGTTTTTGTGACTTTGTATGTACTATCACTTCCTATTGTAATATTAAAATCTGCCATTTTATCTTTTTTATCCTACAAATATTCCAGAAATATCTGCTATTTGAAATGTAAATCCTTGTAAATCTCCATCAGTATCTGTTAAATCTGGAACATATGTTAAGAAACCTGCGTCTATATCATCAAAATCAATTACCTCATCAGTTGCTACCTCAATTCCGTTTATAAAAATCTCTCCAAGAGCAGGCAAGCTAGTTATCTTTAAGTATAATGCTGGATCACCCTCCGGATCAGAAAAAGCAGGAGTTGTAGCTGAAGTAAACATGGCTCTTGTAAATACCAATGTCTCTCCGTAACCAATAGTTGCTGATCCAGTTCCGACAGTTGATGGTGGTAAATTACTAATTTGATCAGCAACTACCACAGCAACAGTTCCAGAAAAAGGACTATATGTACTTGATCCAACATCTGATGTAGTATAAGTGAAATTTTCATTATATCCATCAGTATCTGCTGCATCACATTGATATTCCAATTGTCCTGCTATAATCTGTGCTTCAGTAACAATATCATTAGGAGCTGCCGCAATAGAATTTATTGTGAGAGCCCCTTGAGTTGGTAATGTTAGTATTTTTACATTCTGAAAAGCATCACCTTCAGGATCTGAATACGCAGGGCTAGCAAGTGTTGTAAAATCAGCAACTGTAAATGTATATAATTCATTATATGCAAGATTTACAGAAACAGTACCTGGTTGATTAGGTGGTTGATTAGACTCAGCTGCTATACTTAGTGTTATTGTGCCCATTATTTCTTCGCGCTTGAAGGAGCTGGTTTATTAGCTACCTTGTTCTTAATTGCTATCTCTTTATCTTTACGAGCCATTTGATCATTATGCTTCTTCATATCCTGAGTTAAAGCCTTCTCTTTAAGGCCTAGTTCAGCTTGAAACTTCTCGTAATCATCATCATTATCTTCAGGCATTTCTACACCGTTCTCTTCATTAGCCATCTTAATTCTTTCAGTCTCTTCTTTAAGCTCAGCTATATATCTCTTAGTTTCATCTTCTCTATCAAACTCATAAGCAGATCTTTCTTCATCTCTAAGCTCTTTGGCAGCTTGTTGCTCCATTTGAGCTTGAAGTTGTTTTTGTTCCATTTCTCCTTGCTTAGCTTTTTGCTCTTTCATTGATTGCTCATCTTTCTCAATCATTCGTTGTACTTCACGTAAAGATGGTGAGTTATACATTTTCATAGCAGCAGAGAATGTAATCATTTGGTTTTGTAAACCTAATTGAATCATTCCGTCTAATTTTTGTTGGATTTGATTTATTCCATCTTCATTAGATACAGCAAGACCATATTCTTCTTCAGCAAATTCATCGCCGTCAATTTCCATGATCTGTCTAGTCATGTCATCAGCAATGTAAGAGAATTTTAATTCTTGGCCCTTCAGTGCAATCTTAGCTGTCTCAATTAATATTTCGAAACATCTTTTCTTACAGTAATCATGAAGAGTAAATAATTCCTCAGTAATGTGATTGGACTGAGATACGGCCCTTTCTATACCGCCCATAGTCTCTCTGTTCTCAGTCTGACCTAATCTTTGCCTAGATACGCCCGTGATCTCGTCCATCTTAGCTGAGGCAAATTCCATCATTTCCATATGGACTTGAATGAAATCTCCAACTCTTTGTTCTAAAACCTTACCAGTTGTATTTCCTACTGACCCGGCAAGTTTTCCTTTTGCCATACCTTTCTGTCCTTCTTTAAAACTGTCAACAACAGATATACCAGATTTACGTGCAAAATATAACCATTTTGTTACATTCCACCCGGTTGGTATTTTAGCTAGATCTAATTCAACAATAGCACCTAAGTATTTAGATAGCGCTTCATTCACTCTATACCATGATATGTCAAACAGGTATTGGAATGGTTTAGCTCTATCAACCATAGACACGGCTTCTTGCTCATTTGTACTATATATCTGGCCAACTATTCCACATGAATTGAATGAAGGCTCATTTATTTTATTGTATTGTATTTCTCTTGGTTTGATCTGAACATAAGTATCTTTACCAATCTTAGCGCCTTTCCACCATTGAGTTACCCAGAACTTTTCTGAGGTCTCACCTTTAGCTTCATCTAAAATATAATCTTCAGATCTAAATTTAATTTGTTTTTTACCTAATGTGTCAAAGTAAGTTATCTTCTGTATTTGCTTCATTGACCTCCAGAACATTCTAAGAACTCTTATGTTTCCTGCTCCGTCTGTGTACGTGTTTCTTCCTTGAGATCCACTTCCTGCGAATATCCCAGATGACTCTATAAATGAATTTATTGTTTCTCTCTCGTATATTTCCCATCCTTCTTTATCATCAATTGCTAAATTCTCTCCATCTAAATCTGTTCCGTCTCCTTTAAATTCTCCGTTGTCTAATTTCTTAACATCAGCGTCTTTAAGATCCTCGTAGAATGTATCTTGTATTTTACCAGGGCTCCAGAAGTCATCAATTACAATAACATCTGCATCTTCTATTTTATTAGAGTATCCTGATCTTAATGTATGTACTTTAAGTGGGTTTAATTTTTCAAATGTAACTTTACCATTTACAATGTCGAACATGTAAATTTCTTCACCCATAATAAGAGCATCCTTAAAGCCTTGCTGAAACTTAATCTTCATGTTTAGCTTCTCAATGTAGCTACGCATAAGTAAGTTGGCACGCTTTTCTCTTAAATCTTGGTAATCAAAGTTTATGTAGTCGCCATATGCTTGAAGTTCCTTGTCTAGTTCTTCATCTGATAAGTCAGACCCAATGAATTCCTTAATCTTTGCTTGGATCAAGGCCATCTTATCTTTCTTAATTTTAGATACAGTATCTGGATTAGTTATTTGTACAGTCCAATCAAACTTACGCCTTTTCTCCTCACCAACAAGTACATTAACTCGTGGTGCTATAATTGGATAATGCTGAATAGCATCAGGAATAAAATGTTGTTCCAATCCACCTGGATTAAGAACTAACTTCATATCGCGTAAGTCCACCTTACCATTGTAAAGGTCAAGGTTTATTTTCTTTCCTTTAAATTTTCTACGTATAATAGTATTGTTTAAGTAACTGTTATGATCGGCCCAGTCTAAGTGGGATTGTCTCCATTTAGGTCCTTTTTGCTTAAAGGACAACTTTTGTCTTGGAAAACTTTTATCTGTTGACATATTTCATGTTTTTGTAAAAATAACTCATTTTACTCTGATTGTTGTTGTATTATTATAGCTATATCGTACCGCTCTTTTCCCATCCTGCTTTTCTCATTGCTTTGTTCCAATTTTCATCTAAAAATGGATCATCATGGAAGTGATTAATAGGATCTTCTATCTTATTCTCTTCAAATTTATCTACGTACCTTTTTCTATCCTCTCTAAGAATCATAACCATATCCATTGCTGAAACTCTATCCGTATTTATATCAGGATTCCAAGCAATAGCTTCTTTTATATAGCCAATACTTCTTATTCTTCTGAGGTTAGGTACGCTAACAAGGTCAGTATCACCAGTTTCTTCATTAAAAACCTCAAGTTCGTATTGGGATAACATCCATTGTCTTTGTAAGGTTTTACCAAGCTTGATGACTTCAGCAGTTGTTCTAGTACCTTTAGATCTATTACCATATAATGTTGATTTAATAATTTCCATATCCCTAAGTATCTCCGGACTATCAGCTAATAAATGCAATGCATTCTTATTTGAAAAGTAAGTAAATAAACCCTTAAGGTTATTCTCATAATTAGCTTGGGCATTGTAGAACTGCGTAAGTCTTAAGCACTGCTCGTAAAAACTGTCTGCTAATACTGGTCTGCCAGTATATTCTGCTACAATCTTATCTGTCCACAAATCAAATACAAATATACTTGCCAAGGATCCACCAATTGTATAATCATTATCAATAGGGTCAATTCCTGCTATGTATCTGTTTTGAAATACTCTGCCATCTCTATCTTTTTGTGGCATCTCAAATATCTCAACTGCTCCATCAGATGTAGCTCCTTTTACTTTATAAGGATATTCTCTAATTGGGATTAAGTCTTGATCAACTTCCCATTTTACAAATCCCTTTTCATCATATGTTAAATTACCAACCCAATGTTCATCAACGAAGCTTTGTAATCTTGGTAATATATCTTCTAAGTAATCTCTTAAGTCTGCAACAGGAAATGCTGTACCCTGTGTACGCATAATTGCTTCCTGTGGTGTTATAGGTTCCTCAGCTTTCTTTTGTATAATTGCATTAGGATCACTAGATCCGTACTTAACAATTGCTCTTGCTTTATTGATTTCAATTAAGGCGCCTATTACATCGCTATTTCCATTCTTATCATACTTACCCGTATAGTTTAAATATGTTCCAAAGAAAAATGCGCATTCACCTTTTCCAAAAGCATTTCTATCAAACACGTTAGGCATTGAATAGATGTTATGTCCTGCTGAGTTATAGAATATTTCTTCTAATCCCTCAAAGGCTCCACCTTCAACACCACCGGTACCACCTGCCATCATGAATCCAAACGCATATCCGGATTCTTCAACTGAAGGTCTAGCAATACCCCAAGCAGTAAGGAAGTCATCAAATTTACCTGCTTCTTCCCAGAGTACTAACGCACCCCTTTTACCCCTGGCCTTTTGTGCATCATTCTTTAATGTAACACCGAGAACTTCATTTAGAACCCCTACCTCAGTACCAGTTCTTGTGTCTTTGCGCCCCATTCTCCAGTGCATGTCATTTAAGGAATCTTTTAATGAGCGTATACGAGGAAATGGAGTGTGTGAGGCGCAGAAATCTATTGTTGAGACAAACTTATTTAGTATCCCATCCTTAGTTAAGTATTCCTTTTCATTTGCTATTGCAAAAGACTTAACTTTACTTCTTGATTTAGTTCTGTCACCTAAGATAAAATTCTTAGCTAACATGGTGCTTGCCTTTACAGAATATCCACAACCCCTTCTTTTTAGATTGGCCCCATGCATACCATGTGCTCTTGCTATTTCTACGTAATGATAGAACCAGTAATCTGCATCATACACAAAAGGAAACGCTTCAACTCTGTCTGATTGTTTTGTTCCGTCAACAACTTCTGCTCTTAATAATGGCGCGTAGTTTAACTGAAAATAATAATTACCAGGTATCCATTCACCATCGCTTTCTCTTATATATCCTTCTCTGCAACGTCTAGCTTCTTCAGCCCAGAACTTATAATACTCAGAGTTTGGATTCTGATTTGGAAACAACTTTGTATAACATCCGTGTTTCTCAAAATGAATAGCAGCAGGTCTAAAATACTCCATGTCTTCTAAGACATGCGGATTAGTAAGATCAACAGCTATCCTTCCATTAGGATCTAATTTTCTTACAGACATATTTGGATCATCAGACTTTAATGGCAAGAGAGGATTCTCCCATCTTTCTAGATCCTTAAGCCTAGGCCTTGTAGGGCTGGCTAAGTTTTGAATAAACTGAATTGAATCTATATCAGCTAAGAGGTCATCTCTTTCTTCCCTCTTCATTCCAATAAGCAACTCCTCAGTTAACTCTGTCTGTGTTTCATTAAATTCCCTCATTGGTATCAAATATTCCTACAATCTTATTGCCAGATTGGGCTTTTAATTCTTTTTCCTTTATAATCTCCTTTTCAATTTCATTAAGAGCTTTAATTAGCTTTGGTATTTTTTCAACAGAAGCTGTTATCTTGTTAATGTCATGAATAGGTTTATTTGTTCTTAAATCTCTCTCATTGATATCAATAGTATCTAAGAAAGATGATATTTTTTCAATTACACCACGAGTACTTTCTAATAATTTAGTGCTAGTTGTCTCAGACAATCTCTTGTAATAAACTATTGCTTCATCTATATACTTAGGCTTTATCCAATCTTCTCCTAAGTCTATATCTAAGCAGACCTGATCATGTCTTTCTTCTTCATCAAGTATATACATATAATCAGATCTTTCATCTGCCATATAATACACATAAGACAACTCTTGAGTTGCCTGAAACTTGTCTTTGGATTTATCACAATCCCATATTTCCCTAAAAGGCTTAATCATTAACGCTTGTGGCGAAAATGTAACCTTATTGTTTACAATTTCAAATACATTCATTTCTTTCCTCTCTTTTTATTGTGGTATTAAATGGAATCGAACCATTGACACCCCACGGCTTCAACATGGTGCTCTACCTACTGAGCTATAATACCAAATAACAGTGGGCGAGGAGTATTTTTTGACAACTTTGCCTCCCCGCGAATCACTGTTGATGTTACACAGGCGCCGCATCTTAACCATATTTTACAACTATAGCTTGCGGCATTCTGTGTTGATTTTAATACTGTTGCAGGTTACAATCCGACTGTAACGCACAATGCTTTCACATTAGCTCTGCCACCTGAGACTTACTGCATTAGATTTTATTAGTAGCGTGTCTCAGATTTGAACTGAGGATCTCTGGGATATGAACCCAGCGAGATGGCCGCTTCTCTAACACGCATTATTTTATTATATCTTTATACCAACCAAATTGTTCTGCTGTCTTTAATAAATGGCAATTAGCACATAATACTTGACATTTCTCTATTTCTTCTTGTATTACTATTAACTTACAACTAGAATGCATTAGTTTAGTTATATTTTTTTCTTTATCTCTTAAATGATCAAACTGCAATACAATTGGATTAGATTCACCACATTTAACACAGTTATTTTCTTTCAAATAATCCCAGCAATATTGCCTTAATATTAGATTCTGTTTCCTTTTACGAATACTATTTCTAAGTTTTATTGCTTTTTTATTTTTCTGATAATGCTTTCTTGCAGCAGAATTTTGATCTTCCTTATTCTTATAACCCATAGTTCATGTAAATATATGAAAAAAAAGGCCCACTGTCAAGTAGGCCTATCATCATCTTTTGTGATGTTTATTAATCTTCGTCGCCTTTAACAGTTTCCGGATCAATAACTTCTATCTCTTTTTCAGATTCATCCTCTAAACCTAATGGAGGAATTTTTCCTAAATTATTTTTCATTTTTTAACCCTTTTGTGTCTACGATATAATCTACATCTCTTTCTGAGATCCTTATATACTCAACATCATTAATAACTACTACTGGCATTTCGTATGCAAACTTAGCATCAACCTGCCTATTCATTCCTCCCTCAATTCTTCTTTTAAAGTTTTCAACATTGATTTTAATTTCCATTCCTTTACACACTTGTTGACAGTGTGGACCAACTTCCATAACTTTCTGTATTGTAGAAAAGTCTTGTTCTAAGTCTGTACTACCATCAGCACCGAAAGATGCTGTTGGTAAATACAAACCTGATTCATTGGTTAGTTTGTTTCTTCGCGCTGTCAAAAACATGGTATTGAACATTGGCTCAGTACCTTCTGGTAAAGGATATTCTTTAAGAGATGCTTCATATAACACCTGCTTAACTTGAGCTTCAGCTGATAATATCTCAGAAGAGTCTTCTACAAGACCAGCAGTTCCTCTTTTAGATTTATCACGCGTAGTGAAAAAATCTTTATGAACCTCCTGACTATGAGCTTTTTGCTTTTGTAATTCTACATCCTTTTTTACATCCATTATTTTCCTGCTTTTGGCGTTACAACTTTCTTCTCAGGTTTACTTGCTTCCTTGTCTTGAGCTGCAATCTTTTCCTGAATTTCTTTTTGATTCTTCTCGTGCATTTCAACAATCATACCTAGTTGATCTAATTCCCTTAATATAACAGAAATTTCTTCTAATGTGTAGACTCCTTCTCTTTGGGCCTTGTCTATTGCCGTAATAAGTGTTTTCATAATTTGTTTTAAATTTATTGTGTAAATATACTAATTAATTTTACTAATTCCTAATTTATTTCTTTTTTTTTATTCTCTTGAATCTTATTATACAGAAAGTAGCTTGCGTATAGCTTCCCTAGCGCAGGAAATGTAAAGTTAGTCTTAAGCTTAGAGAACTCTTCTCTAGTTAAGTCATCTTTTATAGTAAGAGCATTATTAATAACTCTTACGAATTCAAACTGACTACGTACTATCTCTCTAACTTCAGATACGGTTAATCCATATTTATCTGCAAGCTCTTTAAGCTTTAAAAGATCTGCTTTACTTTCCCTCATCTATTTCAAAATTGAATATAAGTTTAAATCCATCCTCTGTCATATTTGGTATAAGCACTGGATTGATTATATTTCCTTTCATTATTACTCCCTTCTTCCTGAGTGATGTCAATAGATTATTAAATACCTTTTGACTCATTCCTCCTAAATCTCCTCTTATTTGATTTCTAGTGTCTGTTGCAAATAGCAATTTATTTACTAAATCTTTGTTCTTAACCTCTCTTGATAGTTCATATTTATAATACAACAGAAGTGCAAGTGCGTCAATTTCCTTTTGCCTTAGCTTATGGTAAGGTTTAAGGAACTCTAGCCAGTATTTAAATATCTCTCTCTTCGAGGTCTTTATTCTTTTTACATTTATGTTGTTCATTCATTTCTATTTGTATATGCAATGTAACTTCCGGTGAGTCATTTTCTCCAGTATAGTTCATAGAAACTTTATATCTATCCTCTACTTTATTAATTGCATTTATTACTTTATAAATCCTATCAGCTTTATCTTCAAGATATTCCATATCAACTGAAGTGTAAGCGTATCTTAATACCCCATTACTATCCCATTGGTTTAGTTCTAAAAGTTTTTTCATAATTAGTCTTTTTTATCTAAAAACCTTTCTCCATACTTTTCTTCGTACATATCTTCCCACTCAGTAATATGAGCTTCTGCTAGATCTGTGTTTCCACAATCTACACAGTATGGAACAACCGCTTTGTCCTTAGTGCTAATTGCTCCATCCTTTGGAAATGAAATTTCTTTAATGTGCAATTTTAGACAAGTCTTGCAATATGTCACTGGCACGTTGTTGTAATCCTGCTTTTTTGTTATCATGTTTAATAATTTTAAATCGTTAATAATGTCAGTGTCATACACTGGAAATGGTGCCATCATATTGGCATGCTCTCTGCGTTCAATTTCTTTAGTTAGGTCTTTCATTGGTTTATAATTTAATAGCACATCCTGTTGTAAGGATTGTTCCAGCAACTGAAGCGGCGTTTTCTAATGCAACTCTTGTTACTTTCTTTGGATCAATAATACCAACAACTATCATGTCTTCGTATTTAGCATTTTTAGCATCATACCCAAGTCTTCCATTAGTTTTATGCCTATTGATACTTGAAGTAACAACGTCTCCATTGATTCCAGCATTTTCACATATAGTAAGTATTGGAGCCTTGCAAGCTTCTTTAAGGATGTTAATTCCTTTTTGCTCTGTCTCATGCTTAACATCTTGAATAAAGTCAATAGCATTAAGCAGTGCAATTCCTCCGCCAGGTACAATACCTTCTTCTAGCGCAGATATGACAGCTTCTTTTGCGTCAATAACTCTATCCATTTTTTCTTTCATTTCAACTTCTGAATTTCCTCCAACATAAATTACAGCAATACCACCAGATAGTTTTGCAATTCTATTTGATAATTGAGTTTTATTAAACTCTGATTTCTCTAATTTTATTTTACCTTGTAGTTCGGAGACTCTATCTTTGATTTCTTTCTCATCTCCTTTAGCACCAACTATAACTGTTGATCCTTGAGTTACTGTAACTGAATCTGCTTGACCTAAGTAGGTACCATCCAGTTGGTTTATAAATTCTGATTTACATACTATGCCTCCGGTTTGGTATGCCATATCTTGTAGTATTTCAGCTCTTTGGCTTCCGAATCCTGGAGTCTTAACGGCTACAACTTGCGCTCCTCCTCGTGTTTTGTTTATCACTAACGTTGCAAGTGCTTGTCCTTCAATGTCTTCCGCCACTATTAGTAACGGTCTTCCTACCTTCGTTGTTTGTTCCAATGTAGGCATTACATCCTCAACAGTAGTTAACTTACCATCCACCAACATAATATATGGGTCCTTATAAGTCACTTCCATTGTATCCGGATTAGTAGAGAAATAAGGTGAGACCATACCTCTATCAAATTGCATTCCATCTACCACGTCTATATAAGTAGTTTGGCCTTGTCCAGCTTCTACGGATACTCCTCCTTCTCTGCCTACTTTTCCGAAGGCTTCTGCCACTAATTCTCCAATCTCAATATTGTTATTTGCAGATACTGTGGCAACTTGTTTAATCATTTCTGAATCAGTATCAACAGGAATAGCAATCGAATTTATATATTCAACTGCCTGCTTTACACCGAAATCTATCCCCTGCTTTAATTCATTTGCATCATATCCACCTGCAACAAGTTTTAATCCATGATTAAGTATACACTGAGCTATCACAGTAGCAGTAGTAGTTCCATCACCTGATCCTTGTTCAGCCTGTTCAGCTACATCTTTCATTAACTGCACACCCATTGCTTCATACCTATTTTCAACTGTCACGTTTTTTGCGACAGTTACTCCATCCTTTGTTATGATAGGCAGCATGTCTGGCCCCCTATCTATGATAACATTCTGACCCTTAGGCCCTAATGTAATCTTTACTGCATTAGAGAGAGTGTCCACACCTCTCTGTATACTCTCTCTTGCTTCTCTCCCGTATTTAATATTCTCCATCTTGTATCTTTTCTTCTAGTTCGTTAATTGATGAGACTTCACCTTCGTATATTAATTTTCTTTCTGTTGCTTCAGTATATATGATCTGTACGTTTCCAGTATAGTAGTTCATTACTATTCTTAATTCACAGATGTTTCCTTCTCTATCTTCTCCTGTTGCCGAGTAACCACTTTGTTTTACTTTTTGATTTCTTCTGTCAGGCATAAAACCTAACATTACAATTTCTTCTGCTGTTACCATTTATCTATTGGACATGTACATTCATCACATTTTGTTTTCGCGGCCAGTATGCAACCACACTTGCCACATCTTCCTAGTGCTGTCTTGAACTCACATTCATTACATATATCCATTCTAGATTGATTTCTCTCCATTATCTCCTTGGATAATAACCCTAGTTTGCTCTTCCCTAGGTTTGAGAACCCATTCGCTACTTCGTCTATCTTGCCCATACTCTATTCTTCTAACATTTATTTTACTATTTTCATCTACTTTGATTATACCCCTTATTGAGTCTAACACTATTCTATATTCTTCTGCTCTTGTTAAGAACATTGGAAGATGTAGTACATGTCCAATTTCTTCATTATCTTCAAATAAAACATATTTAACTGATGCTCCTTGAGTATCAAGATCAAAGTACCTGTAAACAGGTATTCCATTTAAATATATTTTTTCTTTAGACATAGTAATCTACTATTTCAAATGTTATTCTCATGTGCTTGATCATGAAGACTGACTTGTCTTGTATATCAAGAACACTTATTTCTTCTCTGTCCTGTAAGAATGATACCACTCTTGGTAAAGCATGTGCTTGTATCATGAATGTAACAGATAATTCTCCACGATCGTGAGCATTATGTAATGCTTCGTTGATCTTACCTTCAATATTACTTGTCTGTACTATCCCTACTTTCATCGTCGTATAATCCTAATTCTTGATCATTTTTAACTATCTCTTGCAATAATTCTTCTTGAAGTTGCTTCTGTATAGCATTAGATAAGTCAGTTACTGCTTTCGCTACCTCATCATCCTTTATACTTCCATGATCAAGCTTACTTTGTAACACTTGCTGTAAAAATCTTCTTTGTGTAGAGCTTAAGCTACTTGCTTTATGAACTATTAAAGCATAATGAGCAAGTATTGTGTCATTATCCATATCAAGTACGCGTCTAAGTGACGGCTTGATACTTAATGTCATTCTTTTTCTTTTATTATTTTGATTCATTGTTTATATCTTTTACTTCAAACTTCAACTTTCTTCTTGAATGCATCATGAAAGGAACAACACCCTTCTTAGAGTCTATAAGACAAACTCCAGTTTGCATTGCTATCTCTAACCACTTACGCACATCCATTCCATCAGGAATAGCATTAATATCACACACAATAGTTTCAGTTAGTACGTTGTTTTCTTCTTTCATTTAGTAAAAATAAGAAATAAAATTGACAAATCCTAATTAAAACAAAAAATCCCCACATTTCTGTGAGGATTCTAACATAATAGATTTAAACAATTTATAGCCTGATGCTTTTAACGTAGTCAACAATAGCCTTAAAGTTTTTAAATATGAATGCGCCAAGTAACCCTGCGGCTATGTGACTCCACCCCAATAGTATCCATACGCCTAACGAACCAAGAAGCAAGCCTAAGCCATAGAATCCAAGTCCAGTGGTAAATTTAACTATAACACTAACAACACTTTTAATATAATCAATAACTTTTTTCATAATTTATTTTTAGTTTTAATAATTAGATAGAAAAATCCCTTGGCCTTGTTGGTATTTCAGAACCTGGAACAGTTTTCTTTACAATTTCAATAGAGCAGTGCTACTTTTGCCCAGGACTGATAACATTTGTTAATTCAAAAGGATCCTACTTGTTCCGTATCCAGTCCAACTCTATTATTATATGTAAATGGTTTCCATCGAGTTACTATCTTTTTAACCTCCTTACACGCCTACGCCCCATAATATTCTTAACTTATTAGCTTTAGGCTGATGTAATTCTAACACCAGATAGTTTATTTATGCAAACATACGATATAAAAGTTCTATTTCCAAATAATAGTATCACTATTTTTTGTTACACATATCCTTTTCTAATTTACGTAGTCTTTCCATCTCATTTCTATAAGCTATACTTGCTCTTCTAGCTATGTCAGACATCTTTTTTATGTCTCCAGATGCCTTAGCTTCTTCTAATTGTTCAGAAAAACTTCTCTCAGATTTTTTTTTAAGCATTTTATTTCGTATATTTAAATAAATATACAAAAAATAATTTATAAAAACAAGATAAAAATGGATTTAGATCAAGAAATTAAAAAATTAAATTACGCACTGAAGAGTTTTAAATGTGACTATCATGCTGATTATGAGGAAGATAAAAATACAGGAAGAGTTACTTTCTTTTTATTAGACTCTGGAGAATTGCCAATTATAACACATGAGATACCTTTTGGCCCTGATTTCGAACAGAGTGTAACTAACTTTAAGAAGCAGGCTATAAATACATGCAGTCATGCAAAAGTTTAAGTTTAAGAAAAAAAGAGAGATGCGTTATGATCCTGAGAAGTTTCTTAGGATGGAATATAAGGGTATGGAAATTTTAATACAACATGATCCTCTATATGATGGACCAAGAAAAAAGCCTACTGAGAAGTAGGCTTTTCTAATTTAAGTTGTTTTCTTTTGTATTTCTTATCAGGTTGCATTAACAGTTGATTATAATATTGTACTGGATTAATATCGTATCTAATAGTAAAATTCTTCATGTCATGAACATGTATCATAGGACATGGCATTTTTTTATATACTGCATCTCTTAATGCTTTTAATAGTTCTTCAGGACTCATCAAATTTTAATTTTTTCCTATTATATTTTTTAATATTCTTTCTGTACAATTCAGCTTGTCTATTGAATTCTTCTCTTATTGCAATATCAAGTTGCTTGTGAGCTTGTCTTCCTCCATGAAAGATAACTCTTCTATTACCACTTCCCGAAGAGTTTGTCTCCAAGTCCTTTAATAACTTTTCTAAGTCCTGTCTTGTTATTCCTTTGTGCTTCGGATAGGAATCTTTGTCTTCTTCTTTCATGTTCTAGATTTACTTTATCTTTTATGGTTTGTCCGTGTATACTAGGAATTATTCTAGCATGTCTTGATGGATCTTGTATTGTAATATGTGGATCAAGTCCACCTATATAATTCTTACTTGTAAGATTAAGTGCTGGTCTATTTTGAGGGCCATCTAAGTTCCATTTCCATTCTTTTCTATTATCCCAATTAGGATCTTTTTCTTTTTTCTTTAAAAACATTTTAATTTCTTTTTAGTTCCCTTCTCAGTTTCCTTTCCTGTTCCGTGTAGTTGCTCCCATAATCCAGGTCCAACTACATTAACAACTTGTATCCAGCCTTCTTTTGTATACACAAATCTATATCCTTGTTCATCTGTGTGTATTTCTCCTAATGCACCAATACCTTTCGGTTCAGTAGGGGAGATGAATGCTTGTGATTTCCAAACAGTATTACCAATAGTTGTAGTAGGTTGAATGAATTGCCCAACCTCATCATACATAATATTAGTAGTTGTATGTCCAGTATTTGTTATTGAAGTTTGAGGCAAACTAACCGATGTTAAGTTTTCTTCTTTCATATTTAAATTTTTTAATTTCATCTTCAGCATAATCTAATCTTGTTTCACAAACATTTACTAATGTTTTTAACGCAGTTATTTCAAGTTGCATCTTGTCAATAAGTTCTATAATATCAGATGATATCTCTGATGTATTTCTTATTACACTATTTTTAGCTAAATCCCTTTCTTTAGGATCTATTGCAGCATTATCAAAACAAGATAGATTAGCCTCTGCCATATTATTATATGCTTCTTGTCGTAATTGCCATATTTCTTTCATTTCTTTAGATTTTATCTAAAGATACTTAAAAAATTTGTAAATCACAAGAATTAAATAAGAAATTTTGGAGTTTGGTAGAAATTTTATGAAAAAAATGATAGTCCATGGAAGAAATATACGGATTATCCACATAATCCACCCAAGAGTCCTCGGAATGTACATTATATTGGTTGGTGTTGTCATTCCGAAGGCTACAAAGGCAGTTGTGCCTAGAACTTTAGAGAAATTTATTCTTTGCATGTGTAAAGATAACTCATTTTTCTCTGAAATCCTGTCAACTTTATAGCTAAAGTATGTTTTTAGTTACGGTAAATCCGTAATTTATCCGAAATTATTCCGAATTATTTCCGAAAACTCTCCGAAAGAATCTATATAATGATCATAGACTAGCTTGCCGTTCTTGTGAATGATAAAAAGATTCTTAAACATTACATCAACAGTAGACTTCCTGCCAAATCCTCCCTTCTTAACCCAGATCTCTTCATTGTCATCCCACTTGAAGTCATATGCTTCTAATACTTCTCTCATAGTTTTCATGGCTCTAATATACGAAATATTTATTTACCCTCCTAATTCACCCTCCGTGTATGCTTTCTCATTCATTAACACCCATATATGTATATAATGATAGGATACTCATGCATAATGATAGGATAATGATAGGTTAAAATTTTTTTTTAAAATTTTTTTTGAAGATGAAAATATAGTCGTACGCTAGATAAACCCAAACTTTAGCCCCACTCTTTTTATATTTTGGGTATAGGGGTATCACTTTGTGACAGCTCACCTAATTTCAAGAACATGTGGTAGAGCCTGTGCGAAATTAACCCAAATTACAGTCATCAGCCCTTTGTGGTTCTACGTAAATGATGTCTAACACCTATGGTAGTGCAGGTGTTTTTATTTCAACTAAATCAATTGGGTATATTAATAATTAAAACAACTATATTATGAAAACATTCTTTCAAGTAACAGCAATGCTATCACTCACGTTCATAACTATGATGATGAGTATTATTACATTCACAACCATGTTCAATGATACACCAATACGCCCTTGGAGTAATGAGTCATTGTTATGGAACATTAAAGCACAAACATTCTTATTAGCTGTATATTTTGTATGCAAGATTGGAATATATATGTGTAACACTTATGAGTTTAAGGTAAACAAAAAGAGGAGTTATGTAAAATAAGTAGACATATTGGGAGTGTGACAACAGCACTCCCTTTAGCTTAAATTAATAAAAACCTAAACTTCACATATACTCTTATTATACATTGGTAGTTAATAATAACTATCACAACTAAATCTCGTAAACTCGTGAAAAATCTTTATTACATCAATGGAAATGCCATAGTTGCTAGTTCATTACAGGAAGCTTTAATTATTAACAAAGAGGCACAGCAAGTAGCTGTTGCCTCTTAAAAACCATAACTAAATCATGGAAAATATAGTAAGATTGGCTTTGGGAACAAAGTTTAAACCAGAAGATATTGATAACATTCTTCTTATTTGTCAAAAGACTGATAACCTTGAGGTTGCAGTATCAATGTTATTAGGCTTGTATGTTGAGCCTACATTTAATCAATATGCTGAAGATGATAGCTATTATACAAACAAAGAGTTTGTATCTTATGACCCATTCAAGGATAAAGTGACATTTAAAGGTAACAGAGTTACTAAAGTGTATGCTTGGTTCAAGAAAGATGTTGAGGCTATTGAAGAGAATATTATCTCTAACACTTCTTATGTTAATGACGCAATGAGTGAAACTAAATTTAAAGGCACAAGAGATGAATTTGAAGATATGTTTACTCGTAAAGAGTGGAAGAGAACTGTTAATGATAAAGCAGAAACATCAACTACTTATTCTTATAATTGGAAGAAAGAGGAGATATCTTATGCTTTAGCAGAGTAATTAAATTGGGAGAGGACTAATCATTCTCTTCCAATCTTTTCTTTAAAAAACCCAAACTTTACTCTCAACTCTTTTTATATATTGGTAGTTAGTATTAACTATTAGGCTTCATGGAGTGCCTTTATTAAAACTCCTATAAAATCATTTGAAATCATGAGCAAGAATGTTCTTTCAAATCAGCCTTTAGTTAAGGCACATCCCGTTACAGGATCAATTGTAACATATTTTGAAAATTCCAAAGGAGAAACTTTTGGAAAAATACGTGTAGACCAGCGTGCACCAGTAATTAATAATGGCTTCATGTCCTTTGCCAATCGTAGTGCTTTCATCACCTTAGATGAAGAAACTGCAAAGGAAATGGAAACAATCCTTGTGGAGGACAAACCTTATCCAATTCAGGGTAAAGTTGTTGTTACTGAATCGTTAACACCATTCTACGAGGGGCAAGAGCCTAAGCGTAAAGGTGCAGACGGAGAGGTAATTACTCATTTAGGTGCACCTGTTTATCGTGACACTAACTATGTCTTTGACCTTGAGGCTAAAGATACTTTGTTAGCAGGCGATAGAGACGGCGTGGAAACACCTGTTGCTCAAGAGGCATCCTCTGCAACCCCTGAATAATAGTAAGGGTTAACAGTATTGGCCACTCTCATTAATTTGAGAGTGGCTTTTATTATTGCGTGAAAAAAGGTTTGCAACAAGTTGCAGAGTTTAATTTAATCAATGTAAAAACATTGATTAATATAACCAAAACTTTAAATCCTCTCTTTTTATGCACGGCGGAGTTGCAATACGAACTTTCCCGCGAGATTTAAATACGAAAGAAATGAAAGATATATCATATAGAGGAGATGATTATAAGGTTGTTGAGAATCCTTTAGGTAGAGTTAGCTGTGATTCTTGTGTATTCTATAAGACACATTCTAACTTCGGAGGATATAATCCATCTTGTAGAGTAAAACTAGATATGGACTACTACAAAGGCTTTGGGTATAATACTAATGAGCAGAGTACAATGTTCTCAAAGTGTGCTATTGGTGTTATGGTGTTTGAAAGCAATAAAAAGTTTAAGAGAAGAGTGTTAACTTGCGTGGGATAACCCAAAACCACATCATTTCACCACCTAATTCAAATACGAACATTAACTAACCTTATTAAATTATAGCTAAAATGAGCAGAACATATAAAAAGGCATATACTAAATCTAAAGCTTTCGATAAAACTTGCAGATGTCATGGTGGTTGTCCTTATTGTGAAGGTAATAGAAAATATTCTACTAAAAAAAGAAAAGAGAAAACTAAAGATGAACTTAAAAACTTAGAATAATTAAAAATATTTATGAATATTACT